GGGGGGGGGCTTTGAACTTTTTTTAAAATATAAATAGCCGTGGCATAGGCGTTAAAGACTCCTCCTGCAGGAGATATACACCTCCAGTAGATAAATATATCTTCTGAAGTTGAATACACCTCCAACGTGGATACACCACAAACGGAGGAGTAAGACATAGCCGTGGCCTAGGCGTTAAAACGTTCTAATGATAAAAAAAAAGCTTATATCATAGCCGTGGCCTAGGCGTTAATAGCAAAAAAGGTCCCTGTATAGGTATACTGGGGGTTTTTTCGCACACATTGCGAACTCGGTATGTTAATACTATACCATTATTATATCATAATATACCTTCTATCATCTGTCCCCTCAGCAAGTGAAGGGGCACAGACGATAAATAGTATACTATTATATATTAATAGTATACTATTATCATATCTGTCGTTCGCTTCCCGGGTGCATGTTTTAGAAGAGAAAAAAATAAAGATATACATTTGTTTTTTTTAACATTCTAGGCGAATTTATTGACCAGCTAATAAACCGTTAAAAACTTGTTCAACGATAATAGAACACAAGATAGGACTTGTTGGTAATGTTCCTGTTCCAGAAATGGTATATACGGGGATTGTGCCATTTCCTAACGTTGAAATAATCCATGATAATGAGAGAGCAGCAGCAGTAGTTCCAGAAGATGGAGCATTGACTGTTTGTGATTCTGCTGTTGCAGGCCCTGTTCCACCGTTGACTAATCCATTCGTAGCAGACAAAGTAGGATAATTCAATACAACCGGTGAACCGGTCCAATTAACGATAACTCTATAAGTCTTCACAAATAACGACGTAGGAAGTGTTATAGTCGTTCCTGTGAAAGTTGGTGTAGGAACAAACGTATTTCCATAAATAACTTGAGTCCCAGCAAATGGGTTCGAATTAGTAAATCCTGTAGCAAATGTAGTATGAATATAATCATTAAAAAATCCTAAAGAAACATACATTTTAGGCTTTAATAGTGCTACTTGATAAGTAATCCATAATTCGCCAACATTGACAGAAGTGCCTTGCATTCCAACGGTTGCGATTGAAAAATTACCGATATCGTATAATCGTGGGTCTTGTCCAGAAGGGACATTTCCTGAACGAGTATAAAGTTCATCAATTGAAGTTTGCATACGAGCACATTCAATCGGATGAATCATACTGGACGATGGTTTACATGAGCTTCCAAACTCATAATTTTCCATTTCTGACTTAGACCTAAACGCTGCTTGACCAGCATTATACTGAGTGGCCATTACAACGCTTCCAAGGGCTGTATTGGAAGATGTCAAAGCATCACCGCTCATCGACCTAAATTCAAAAAGCATTCCTTCTATCCTATACTGCTCAAAATTAGAAGCTATTTGAGCTAACCATGGAAATGTCTGCTCAATTCCAGGATTTATAGGGTATGTTTGAATATTAAAAGCACCGGCCGTAGAGGATGTGAGAACATCACCTAAAAACTCTCTATGTCGAATAACCGTTTCTCCAGTATGAGATTTATTTTTGACACGAAGAGGGTCTTCATGCATTAAAACATTGGAATTAATAGAATACTCTCCTAATCCAACAATATTAGCTACTCCGTCGGATATAGAACGGCCAACTACAGCACCCGCAGGCCCACCAAGAGCTCCTCCAAGAGCTGCTCCAGCCCCATTCAAAAGCATGCGTCCAATACTTGCTTGTTTCTGCGCAGGCAGAGATTCTATTTTTTGGACAGCTTTTGAAACTGATGGTGCGGCTCGAGAAGAAACGACAGTGCGCTTTCTCGTGTAAGGTTTACGAGCCGAACGAGGTTTGCGTGCGTATTTCCTTTTTTGAATGGTAGACATTGCATATATATAAGGAAATAAATAAAAAAAAAATAATTAATTAATCCCATTATTTTTCACTTTTATAGCCTCTGCGGGAATAAAATATTTAATATTGAAAAGCAGCTTCTTCAGCATTAAGAGCATCATTACGCTCTTTATACTTTTGAGTAAGTAAATATGGATTTTGAACAGAATCATCCATATTAATGACATGAGTAAAACGCCTCATCATTTGTTTCGTTTTATTCTCTAATCCACATATACCACCACTAACGTTCCAATAACGTGGATGAACAGAAGATGTAATAACTATGAAAGTTGCAACAAACTGCATCATAGAACCCTTCAATTGCACCTTTGCATCATATTCATCCATTAAATCTAAGAAATGGCCAATTGGAATTTCACCACGATATTCCTCGAATATAACGTGTGTATGTGCATCATACCCATCGAACCATTGGCCGTTTCCAGGAGTCCACTTATAATAGTCATTATTTCCTATTAATTCACGTGCCTTCCTTGATTTACCGACTCCTGAAGAACCATATAAAACATAAATGGTAGGAGCCGTATTACGAGGCTTAATAGTAATAGAACGTAAGGCCTGTAAACCTTTATGGTATTTAACATATTGAAGAGGATATTCATCAGCAATTTCCTTCATAGGCCTTCCTTCTACTACAGAATCAACAACCTGTTGTAAGTCGGTTCTTTCACCTTGGTGAGATATATTACCTTGTTCAATGAATATATCACCATCCTTCTTACAATAGTCTGCTGCCTGTTTTGCTGTCCCAAACCTGGGCTCAAGATGAGCGGTAGGTATACGGTTTTTAATCGTGCTACCTAATACACTCGTCTTAAGTTCGAAATAGCCTTGCAAATGGGGAGTTCCCGTATTTGGCGCGATTTCTTTACCAGCAATTAGATAAGTGATTTGGTCCCAATCTTTCAACTTATCTAACGAATTATCGACGTAATTATTAAGTGTAAACACTAAATTACGATACTTGGCCGTATTGCTAAATTTTGGAGAATCAGCTACTGCTTCTAATTTCACAATCTTTTTACGTCCCATCGTTCCCTCAGATATATATATATAGAGGGAATTATTTTTTTAATATAAAAAATAAATAATTAATTCAAAGTGTATTTTTCCCTCATAAGATATTTAACTCAAATATCTTACAAATTCATCTAAATACTCGATTTATCACACGGTTCATTCTTCCCGCATAAGAATTTATAAAAATACATAGAGATAATCCCATAGAATATCTCTAAATCCTCGAAAAATAAGACAAAAACATGTCATTATTTATCCCGCATAAGTGCGTGGTAATACTAAGACCCAAGGGTCTCCACGCACCTATAAAATAAACACACCTCCAGTAGAGGTATATAATATAGCCATGACGTAGGCGTTAAAGACTCCTCCGGCATGTTCAATATATCCAAAATAAAAAAATGTGCAAAGGGGGGGGGCTTTGAACTTTTTTTAAAATATAAATAGCCGTGGCATAGGCGTTAA